TGCGAAGAACTCTTTGAAGGGTACTGGAGAAACATCCACACCATTGTGGAAAATTCGTTTTGCGAATTCAATCACTGACCCATTTCGGGACAGTATCGATTTGTGTAATCCAATATTCATTCCGATTAAGGAAATCAACCTTCTATACTCGTCAGCGACATCTCGATTGAAAATCACGATATCGTCACCTAGAATCGCGTAATGTTTAAACCAAATTCCAACCGGAACAACCCCACTTCTCCAAGCACTCGCTTGGACCAAGAAATGGTGTGTTATAGCTAGGCTCGGCCAAGAGCTTAATGCTCCCATCGGTTGCCCAACGGAATATTTACATATTTCGTTAAGGCCATACTGCACACTATTCAGCGAGTACTCTATACCCGTAAGCAAGTCAGCCCATGCATTCGCAAAGGCGACTGAGCCCGTAAGCTCCGCGATTAACCATTTTTGGATTTCAATCCAAAGCCGGTCAGTCGCAGCTGTTAGGTCTAGAGACGCTGCGTATTTATAGTTGGTATGGTTCGCTAATGGGCCCAATTGGTTAAAAGTCCCATCTTGTGGGACTCCCTGCAAGATCGCAAAGATGCAATCGTGCAAGGGCTTCAATAGAAGCTGAAACCAAGTGGGAGCCATCGCAAACAACCGCACTTTCCCTGCTGCCTCCTCTTTTAATCCAAGTTTACCTAAAGTAAACAAGGGCTTAAATAAATGAGCCGCTTTCTCGCAAGCGAGAAAAGCTTTTAGAAAAGGAGAGTAGACAGGAAGAAGTGAGAGGAAGTACTTAAAGGATCCCCATACGGGGGACTTCATCAGAGTAGCTACTGTTCTTATCATTAAATAAGGATGAGAAGAAACTTGAATTCCTTCATGGTGAGTTCCCGCTGCTGATTTAGCAAGCCAAAGTGGTTCTAGAGAGGCGTATCGAGAGATAAGCCACTCCATTACTGCCGGTTTCCCGGGAGTAACCACCTTTGTAAGACCCACCCACGTTACCCCTCCTTCTCGGGAAGGGAACGGGTTGTGTAACCGTAAAATGGCTGACACAAAATGAGGAATCAATGGCCGTAGAGCCGTAATTATCGGCTGTACAGGTACACTAAGTGGAGCTGTAATAGTCTCCAACTTAGGTTTCCCCATAAATGACAATATCCGATATAAATTGAATACTGTCTGATAGAATTTCTCTAGCTCCAATGATCCTTGTCGTATTCTTAATCTATCCGAGCAAAGAATAAGTCGAGGAAGTCCCTTATTGTTTCGGGAAACCCTACAACTCAACTTTCCTGGGTCTTTAATATTATGACCTCCGCTAGCTTGTGCTAGCAACACACTGCAAGCTTTTAGGTGGATGACCAGTCCCCTAATCCCTTGAGTGGAGGCTAAGAAAGAGAATTTTCGAAAGATAATAACAATCGCCCGCACTCGCGGTCCGGTAACAGACAGACCTATTGAGGGA